AATCTTAATTGGTCTTTCATTTCAACTATTGTTGTTTGTTTCATTGTAAGATATTTACCATCTCCAATATGAAATTCTGCTTCTTCTTTTTTCTTTGGCGCCATAACTTATTTTTTATTTTCCCAATATATTTCTCTTATTTTTTTTCCAAGTTCCATATCATTTGGTGTGTCTAAAATCATTCGACTATTTATAGTAATTAAATTTCTATCTTCACCCAAATAACATTCTCTACATAATTGTCCTGCTCCCTCTACATAACCATATCTAAAATCGACATGAGTAGTTTTTAATGTGGTAGTCTCTACACCACACATAACACAGGTTTCGTAAAGTTCTAATTTTTCCATAACTATACTTTTTGTTTATTTAATTTATTTTGTAATTTAACAACCAAAGCACATGATTCATATTCCTCAAAGTCAATAAGGATTTGCAATTGTTCTTCTAAAAGGTCTGAAAATTCTCTACTATCAATAGATAATGTAATAACAATAATTCCTTTGATTAAGACTTTTGCAAAATCAACTCTCTTTTTTTTAGTTCTTAATCCATGTTGAATTCCATCAACAATTGCTTTTGCAAGTTCTCTTCTATTTGTTTCAAAAATATCCGAAGGGTCGTCAGCAGTAATTTCTATTGGTTTAAATCTCTTTCTTATTGACATAAATCAAATATAAGAAAAATATCTTAATTCTCCAAATTTTGAGTATTAAAAGATTTGAATACTTTTGTAGGTATCATTTTGTATCCTGTATTAGATGTTGTTAAGATACAATTTCTAAATTCTTCCCAATCAATCATATATGAATTATCCAACATACCACCTGTTTTTGACTTAACTACTTCGTTTAAAGCATTGATAGTATATATTGAATTAGATTGTTTTTTTCTATGAACTAAAATAGTTTTCCATTCCGAAGGGATTGCATTGGAACCTTTCTCAACATTAAAAGTAATAAAAGCCTCTTCTGGTCTTATTTTACTTTCTAAAATGAAAACATTTGGATTAGTTAGAGTATAGTTTGTTAATATAAAATTAACTGACTTATCTAAATCTTCCTTTGTCGTAAATAGGCAAAGTAATTGTGTATTCATTATTGTTTTCCTCTATTTAATTGTTCGTCAGCTTGTTTACATGCATTTTCAAATTCTTTAGTTGGGGTGCATTCTAATCCAATTGAACCATTATATCCAACACCTTTTTCTCTTAAATCAATTTCAGCTAATCTAATTGGTTTTGCAGGAGTTTTTCCTTTTGCAATATAAGTTAAAGATGCAACACCATCTTTTACTTTAATTGTTAGAAATTGTTTTATATCATCCCAATTATCAGTTCCAAACATTTGTTTCATGTGGTCTTTACCAACATACATACTATCTATTTGCATTGTTTCAACACCTTCAACCATTGTTTTAATTGGAATAGCTTCTTGTAATTTTCTTAAAAGCATTCCTTGGAATTCTTTATTAGTTGCAATTTTATTTGCTGCATCAACTATAAAATTATCTGTAACTTTTCTATGAGAATCAAGCCATTTGTGGTCACCTGTATATTCTGCTAAAACTTTATTATACATTAAAACTGCTTTTTTAAAGTCTTTTTCACTATTAGTTCCCATATATTGTCTAAACTCATCTGGGTCAATACTTTTATGACTTGCCAAATATTTAGCTACCAACTTAACTGCAGGAACATCCGTATCTGCAATTCCGTAATAATCATTTGAACCTTTAGATAAACATTCTTTTATTGCACCATTTAAATCTTTTGGTGGAATTTCTCTAATACTATTAAATCCATTATATGCAGATTTCATTTGCCCTTGTTGTAATTCTGTATTTTTTACAGGTGCCTTAGACAAAGCTCTTTGATTTAATTCTCTTAATTCATCTTTTTCTTTTTTACCAAATCTAGGGTCTTCTGCTTCATTCATTTTTTGCAGTTCATTTGCTCTTGCTTCGTCTTTAGAACCTAATGTATAATACCAGTTTGATGCATCACCCAATCCTGCATTTAATAAAAATATAGACCAATCTTTTTTACAACTAATTTCTATATTTTGAACTTGTCCTTTTATTTTAACCTGTGCATTGATATCGGTTGAATCACCTTTGTCATCATAATTTGCACCCAATGCTTCTTGTTGTGCTCTTACATCCCAAGTCATACCAGTAACTTCCCAATTACCTTTACCATATTCTCTATCCATATTTTTAATAAATGCATCATGTGCACCTGCCATATGTTTAATCCAACTTTTATCTAAGATAGGGGTTCCACCTGCTTTTATAAGTGCTGCTTCATTATCCAATAGAGATTGAATAAAAATACCTCTTTGTTGTAAACCCTGTGGTGTATTTGGAAAAGAATATACGGCTTGCATTGCTAATTCATTTGCCTGTGCCGAAACTTGTCCTGCACCATATTGGTCGGTTACATCTGAAATTGGAGGTGCAAATTTTCCTTGCTTAGACATTTTTAATAAAGAACGTAATGCATCGTAACCTGCAGGTGGTAATTTTGCTTTTAATACAGCGTCCACTTGCTTTGGATATTCATAATTACTAATAGGTGCATTTTTACCATATCTTTTTTTATAATTAGCAACCGCTTGTTCTGTTGAAATTCCTGATTTTGGTAATGCTTTTAATCTATTATTTGCTCTTTGTTGGTCAACTTGTTTAGAACCTTTAGTTCCATATCTACCAGTTGATACAGGAACGGCTACTCCTTTTTGAACATCTACTGGTTTTGAATTAGATGTTTTTTTATCTTTTGCTTTTTCAGCATCGGTTGTTGTAATTGTAGCTTTTGGTGCCGTTTTTTGTGCACCTACTTTTACTCCAGGTTTTCCTGCAGCTGGAGTTTCTTTAGGTAATTTTCCACCATTTTTTGCTTTAGCTTTTTCAATTTCTTTTGCAGATGGTCTATCGTGAATTGCCGGGTCCATTTTACCAACAACATAGATATTACCTGATTTTTTATTTTTAACTATATCCTCTTCGTTTATATAAGAAAAATATACTCTTGCTTTCTGTGCCATTTCATTAGCATCTGAAACACCATTCTCTTTTAGAATTTGTGTTAATTTTGTAACTTGTTCCTCTTTTGTCAAATCAATAATACCATGTTCTACACGATATTCTAATTCTTTTAGGATTTCTTGGAAATTTATTGACATATGTATTCTATTAACTTAAGTATAATTATATGATATAAATATAATTTTTTAACTTATAACCTCTAAATTGTTATAATTCTCTCCCTCTTCAATTTTGACCGGAAAACCACCTTTCTCCATTATCTCTCTAATGTCGTTTAAGATATTTTCTCTTTCAATAGGATGTATGTCGATAAGAAAGGCATCATAGGTATAAAGTATCATTTTTGACATTCTCCCCTCCAAATACTCCAATACCTCACCAATCTTCATATAATTGATTTCAGTCTCTAATGATTGTAGTAAATAGTTGAATACCTTTTGTTCGTTTGCACCTTCGATTCTATCAAATGGTATTTCTCTTTTATATAAGAGTGTCGTCAAACGGCCCGAAATGACGAACCTTTGGTATAATCCTTTAATATATTCATCCACCTTTTGAAAGAATGGTATCTCCCTTGCATTGTCGTCTAATCCCCCATAAAGATATGTAAAGGTTATTTTCTTTGCCGTCTCTATATCACATCGGTAAAGGTTTGCAAGGTGTTGGTGAGCCGTAGTTCCTTCCGGAAACTGGTATCCAACCATTTTCGCAATCAAACGAATATGATAAGACTCATAGTCAAATTGTAATAGAGTTCCGTGTGGATGACGACTTATAAATATTTCTCTTGTTCCATCGGATTTGTTTAGAGCAGAGTAGTTTACGTTAAGATGTCTATTTGATGGTCTACCTGTTGTGGTATATGGATTATATTGCGTGAATACTCTATCGTTTTTTGGGAGGTATTGCTCGTTAAAGTTAAAACTATCAATAAATTTTTCTCTAACGACTTTTACCCCAGCCCCTTCCAACCTTCCTAATGTGTTGATTGCTGATGAATATTTTCTATACCACTCTTGTCTTGTACTGATATTTGGGATTATCTTTAGGACTTCATACCATTTCATCAAAGGAACACAATCATTCAACTCTTTAAAGTCGTTTTTATACCCCCTATAAACCGATTCTACGACCTCATTAAATATAAATGGTTTCCCATTCTCTTCAAAGTAAACCCACTCATAATCCAATCCTATGGTCTTTAAATACCTATTGTCTAAAACCAATGTATTTGTATGGACTATTTTAGATATATCGAATTTATCTAACTTTTTTGCGTCTATATGATTAAAATTTATTATACCATCACTTCCATCATTTTGTCTATAATAAATAAACGATAAACGATTTCCTAATGGATGTGCTCTATGAGAACTCCATACAGGAACAATAAGGTCAATATTTACATTACCCTTTAAAAACAAAAGTAGGGTATGTTTATCTTCAATTAGATTCATACCCTACAATATACTAAAAATATTTTGATTTACAAAATTTATTCTCCCCAATGTTTTTCACGTAATTCGTAAATATCAATTGGTTCTCTTTTCATTTGGTTACCTGGTCTAAAATATGCACCCTTCTTTAAATAACCACCTAAGAAATTTCTTCTCATTCTTGTAGTATCTTTATTTGGGTCAGAACCATGAACAACATGTGAATGTAAAAGAACAACTTGTCCTTTTTTAAGGTAACCTTCTACCTTACGAAAATCATGTCCTTCTGGCATTACACAACTAATACCTCTCTCACTTTTCCAGTTTGATGTATTTGTTGCTTTTCTTTCTTCATTATCTTCCATTGGTAAAACAGGCAATCTATGTGAACCTTCATAGTTCCATACCGCCCCATTTTCTGGGTCGTGATTATCTAATGCCAATGCAGTATTGATAATTTCATTGTGGCCACATCCTGTATAGAATGCGTTTTGATGTTGGTCTCTACCTAATTCACCTTTTGGTTTAAAATATGCCCAAGTTTGCATTCCAACAATATCACTTTCCATTAAAAATTCCATTGCTTCAATCATCTTAGGATGTGCAAATAATTTTTCCAATTTTGGTGACAATTTGTGTGGATACATGAATGGTTCATATTCCTGCCATTTTTCAGGCTCTGCTGCATTTCTTTCTAATCTTAGGCGGTCTAATTCTTCGTTGATTTCATCAACTTCCGTTTCAGTAAGTAATTCTAATACTGTCCAACCTCTATATCTCCAATCAAATGTAATTTGTTGGATTTCTTCACTGGTAAGATACTTAAATTTTGACATAACTTTATTTGTTTTATAATTAAATATATTAAAAATTTTTTAAATTACCAAATTTTAATATGATTTTCATCATTTATAAAATTGTAAAATATTTGGTAAATACAAAGATATATTTGGTAATATTTTTGATGTATACATTAAAGATGTTTTATTTGAAAAAATAACACCTCTATCATCTATATCACCATTATCTTTATAAACAGGATTTATTGGGCCTGATATTCTCCATTTTAATTCAGATACCAACCAATATGGTTTATCTTTATATACTTGATATGTAATATCATCCACTTCATATATGAATCCACCTAAGTCATTTGATTTTCTAATAAAATAACGCATTATAAATCCCAATTCATAATCAGATGATGTTGGTGATGGCACAATTGTATCAGGCGTATTTAAATCAAATGTATTTGAATTTATTTTATACATATTATCCGTTTTTAACTCTATAACCGGCTTCTATAACGGTTTTCCAACCTTCGGTTTCAATTTGATGTTTTACATTTGTTACTTGAAAAAATCCATTGATATTATAAACTTCGGGTACACCATCTATTTTAAATACTTCACCACAATTTATACCAGCAGTTCCATCTAAAATAAGTGTAATTTCTAAAAATGTCAATGCAGATGTTGATTTCTTTGATTCTTCGGATGGATTTGTAATATTTTTTACTAAAAATCCTTTATCGGTGTATATAAAAGTTTTTGGAGATTCTTTTGTATCTTCCGGTTTAAATTTAAATTTAACACTTTTACTATTTAATGATTCTTCTTCGTTTTTATCTTCAGTTGTTGCATCTCCTTCTGGTTTTTTTTCGGTTGGTAGTAATCCCGCATCTTTCATTGCTTCTTTTTTTTTCTTATTTGCAATAACCGATTCTAATGTTATATCTGCTGCTCCTCTATCAACAGACATAAATTTATCTGCGTTTGCAAATACCGACATATCAAATTTAGCATATCCTTGATTACTAAAAGAATATTTTACTCCCTCACCACAATCCGGATGACTTTCGTCTAATAGAGGTGGTGCATCTTTATCTTTTGGATTTAAAACCGAATCAATCATAGATATTGATGAAAATGCCGCTTGTCCTTGCATTAAATTACTCAATTCAAAATTAAATTCAAATCCTCTAACAATTGATTTTTCTACTCCTACTTTGAATCTATATAAATTTTTAAATTTATCTTCTTCAAGTTGGCTCAATTTTAATGAAGAATCTAATATTGTATAAGATGTTGGTGCATTTGCTACAGCTAATCCCAAACCTAATTTAGTTTTACCATATAAATTCTCATTTAACAAAGAAATTAATTGATTATAAAAATCCGCTCTATGAGTTGATTTTTTCCACATACTTACAATTACATCATATTTAATAAATAAATTTAATGCATTTCCATATAATTTTCCTTTTGTGCTAGCTATTAAAGTTCCTGTATCATCATAAAATCCCGCCGTTGATTCTAAATTAAAAGAATATCCATTTATTTTATTTACGACAGGTTCAATTGAACCATCTTTTCCTGTTTTAATTACAATTTTATCTTTTTTTTCTGTAACACCAAATTGTGGCATTTTTCCAGGAATAATAATATCACTACTATATGATATTATAACATTTCCTTTATTTACTAAAGTATTGCATGGAATAATTGGTTTAGTTTTACCACTATCTTCAAAAAACTCTTCTAAAGATATTGTTGAGGTATTTGTTTCAATTGCTAATTGGTCATTTGCTAAATTTAAAATATATCTAACAGACAAATATGGATTTAAAGATGCTTTTGTATCATCTTGTTTCATTGCAACCATTTGCCAGTTAAAAAATTCATTTTTCCATTTTTCATCTTTTAAACCTGAACCAATATTAATATCTAAATCTGCTTCTAATTTTTTTAACCATTGTTCAAATTTATTAAACTTTATATTTTGTTGTTTAATTTTAGAATCTTGTTTTGATGGTGATTGTGGAAGCCACATCATCATTGTATTTGCAGATGAAATTTCTAATTCAACATCATATGTCAAATCATCCGATATATTAAATTTAAAATCAGTAACCATACCAGCTACATAATCATAATCTCCCTGTGCAATTTTAATTTTATCAGAATAATTTTTTCTTGCATTTAATTTACCAGAAAAATTTGTATTATAATCTGTTAAAAAATCTGTCCATGTTTTTTTTGCTGAAATTATGTTATCTACTGTTTGATATTTTTTAAATAATAAACCCTCATTACTACCATATTCAACTAATAAATGCATAGATGGTCTTAGGAAAAAAAGTTCAAACATTTCTAATTGTTTTAATGTAAAAACTTTTATTTTTAAATTTGCAGTTTTTAAACTATTATTTGCACCATCGGTATTTACTTCCAAAGATGTTATCAATGGTTGTGGAACTCTTCTATTAGTTTCACCTATTACTTCTATTGTTTTTCCTTCAAAATCAATTCCAACACGAGTTGGTTTATCACTTTCATATATTTTTGTATAATCAGTTTGATTGGATAAAATACAACCTTTATATGTTGTTTTTTCCGAATTTCCTTCTATTATTTTTTTTAATTGAGCTCCATCAACTTTTCCATCTTTAGATTTTACATAATCATTTGTAACAATAGCAGTCGATGATAAAACAACATAAGGTCTTATTAAAGCAAGTGTTTTTGTATCTTCTTCTCTATCTTTTAATTTTTTAACCATCCAATCATCAAATGGTTTTATAAATGGAAATCCCATAACTTATTTATTTATTTTTTCAAAATCATTCATTATCTGTCCTAAATTTGATGGTATTCTTAATTGTAAACCTTCGGTTACATAAAAAGATGCATCATTTATGTTATTGGCAACTGATATAATCCACCACATTGATGGGTCTTTATAGTATTTGTTTGCCAATAAATCCAATCTATCCCCAGCTTGTGATATAATATATGTATCATTATCCGATGGTTTTATTTTTGGATAAATTGTAGACGATAAATAAGATTTACCAACTTTAGTTTTTAATACTTCGTTATATAGATATCTATTACTCATTTATATATTTTTAATTATGCAGTTTCCGTTGGAACTTCTTCATCCGCTACCTTTCCAACTTGTGGTGGTGTCATATTGTTTATATTGTTTGTAAATGCTTTATCATCCAATAATGTTGATATCGGTGAATGCCCTCCTACTAAATACGGAAATCCATCAAAATTAGGATATACAAATCTTTTTTGACCTGTTAATGTTCCGGAATCTTTAACAAATCCATCTTCGATAATTTTCATACTGAACGATACATTTACTACACTTGGATATGGTTTGTCTTTTGTATCTTGCGAATTACTTGCCCAAACTATATTATCTTCTACATTAAATGATAAACTATCAATAAATCCAAATAAATTATTATATAAACCACCCAAACTTAATCTTATATAATTACCACTAAATGCTAATTGACTGTAATTATCATTTCCTTGATATTTTACGGCTGTTATTTCATCATATGGAAATACTAATTCTTTTAATGAATTTATTTTTTGTATCATAATTATTTTTTCTGCAGAAGTTGTATAATACATTTTTAATTCAAATTTTAAACTTCTTTCAATTCCATTATATTTGTAACTTTTAAATGGTGAACCCAAATATTTAAAATCAGACCATTCAGGTGATAAATCTTCACTAATACCTGATATTGCTCCTGGAAATGCCAAAGAATAGTCTTTACCAAATGGTTTAATTATTAAAACAGTTTGTTGTCCATCTGTTCCATCTATTTTATCTAATAAATTTGTTTTTAAATCATTTTCATCTTTATAATATAAAGTATTTAATATATCTTGATTTATTAAATCAAATTGAGATGCTTTATCTGAACCTATTTTATTTAATGTTTGTGTTATACCGGCATATATAATATCTTTATCGGTTCTTTCGGTTAATTTAGTTCCATCTTTTCTTACATATTTTGTAAAATTCTTTGGAGTTTTTTCTTTATTAACATTTTCATTATCATCTACAAAGTATCCAGGAACATAATATTCAAATTTGGGGTCTTTTGGTTGAGCAGGTGCATCTTTTAATGATATTCCAAATTTTTTAGCTAATCTTTTTTTAACCATATTAGTAACCGCCTTACCAATTAATTTACCAACTTGTTTTTTAGCTTCAGACATCAACAATCCCATAGCCTGTTTCTTTATATCATCCGGTGTCCCTTTTAATACACCAAAATACCAAGGAACTTCTGCAGGTGCTCTCGATACCCAATATGATGTTCCAGGTTTTACTACATTTTGTAAATTAAAATGACTATCTTTTTTTTCACCACCAATAGCAATTGCATCAATTGCTCCGGGTGCATCTGCTTTTGCAAAAATAGTATCGGATGGTCTATTTGCACTTCCACCCATTGCTGCGGTTACTATTGCTGCAAATCCTTTTATTGGTTTTGGTGTGGTAGATTCATTATAGTATGATTCACCCGCTGCCATACCATGTTCGGAAGAATTACTAAGTTGTTTGTTTAATCTATATAAATCTGCACCATATATTTTTGGTAATGATTTTAATAATAGAGTTCTAGGCCCACCTGCTAATCTATCTTGTAATACAAAATTTTTTAATTGAGTTCCAAAACTATTATCTTTGTTTGGTGATTCAATTCTTAAACTTTTATATTGGTCACTTTTAAATAATTCTTCTATTGTTGGCATTTTACTTAATTATTTTATACTGCTTTTGCATATGCAAGTCCATTTAATTTATTTATTGTGCTACTAACACCTGTTGCATCTATTGTAATTGGTTTACCTTGTGCAGCTGCTAATTGCTCTATTCCTGAAAGAACTGCGTATGTTGCTTTTGTATTTTCATTTGATATTTTTGCTTGATAATCATATTGTTTTTTAAACACAATACCTCTTGCATCATCATTTGCTATACCTTTTTCGGTTGCAATACTTGTAGGATTTGGTTTTACCATTGCATCCGCCATTTGTTGACCCATACCTGGCATAAACGTATCCCAGGTTTTTGCAAAAGTAGCGGCAAGTGCACTATTGTCTCCGGTTGCCTTTGCTCCTGCAAATGCAGTAGCAGTTTGTTCGGACTTTAACTTATCAAGTCGTGCTTCTAATTCTTGTTGTTTTTTATCATTTGTATCTTTTGCTTCAGACCTACTTGAAGAAAAGAATCTAGTAAATGCGTTTCCTTCATTACCTGCTGCACCCGAATCTCTAGCTGCTTTAAGTTTATCTAATTCGGCTTGAGCTGCCGCAACTTCATCATCTTTGGCCTTTTGGGCGTTTGCAAATGCACCTTGGTCAACAAGTAATTTATTAATTTGGTCAGTTGTCATTGTTTGACCTTTTGCAACCGCTTGTGAAATATCAGCCATTGCAGTTCCTGCGTTATCTGCAGTTAATATTCCTTTTTGAACCAAATCCATCACATATGCTTGTGATTGCTGACTACTTGCCTGAAATTGATTCATTGCAGCAGTGTATTCAGGAGTGCCTTCTGGATGAACTTTACTAAGATTGTCTTTAAATGATTTTGCCGAATCTTGGAATAAATTATTTGATAATTTTGCTGCCGATTCAACTTGCATTTCTTTTACTGCGGCTGCTACTTGTTCTTCACTATCTAATTTTGCATATTTAATTCTCCATTTAGCTTCTATTGCAAGGTTTTGTAAACGTTGAGATTGTTCCATAAACAACATACCTTTACGTTGGTCTTGCTCAAATTTCATCATTTTTTCTTGATGAGCCAAATCCATTGCTAATTTTGCTGCTTCATTTGCAACATCTTGTTGTAATGCACCATTTGCAATTGCTGCACCGGTCTTTTTTGCATTTTTTTCTTCTAAACCACCTTTAGTAGCTCCTTCCCCACCCTGTTGTAGTGACATTAATTGGTCAATATCCATACCGGTTGCTTGAGACAATTGTTGCTTTTGGAATGCATTCATTGCACCAACATCCTGTCCACCTAATGAGTTTCTCAATGCTTCTGCGGCACCAGCTTGGTCACCACTCATCAATTTTGCTCTTGTTTCTGAAAGGTCTACATTTTGACCTAACATAGCCGATAAACTCATTTCGGCTTTAATACTATCTTTATAATTAAGAACCATTGAATCCGATGCTTTCATCATCGCAGTCATTGAAGTTCCCATTTTATTTAATTGAACCGCTTGTTTTGCAAAGTTTTCAGCTGTTCCACTACTAAATTTATATATTTCAGCTGATGAATCGGTCATATCTTTCATAACAACCGATGCCATTACACCATTCTTATCAGCAAATGCTTTAATTCCTGCAGTTAAATTTGTTCCAGTTTTTAATGATGTTTTATTCATCAATCTAAACATATTACCCATACTCAATACATCTTCCGCACTTGAACCTAATAATTTAGATACACCTGCAGCTGCTGCAGACATTCCTATCATATCTTTAACTGAGGCTCCTAAGTTCTTACCTACCGATGTGATTGCACTTAATACTGCTTCGGTTGAAGAACCAATTGCATTTAATGCTCTTTCTCCAACTCCAATATATTTTTGAAAAGATTGCATTCCACTCATAAAGAGTGTTTTTCTTTGAGCATGCTCTGCATCTATATTTTGCATAGCTTGTTGATGTGCAAAATCTATCCATGCTTTTTCTTTTGTGAAACGCATGTTATATTCATCCTTAACCTTATCATTTTTGAAATTTATATCATCTTGTTCAACACCCTTCTGCCAATCCATCATATCCCTTCTCTGGTTGAACTCTTCTTTAAGTGGTTGCATTAAATTAAAATCAGCAACCATCTTTCTATATTTCTCCGTGCCCTTAAATGATGCAGTTACCCCTTCTGTATTAGCTCCTGCACCCCCAAAAAAAGTAGATACATCCGATAAAGATTGTGCTGCTTTTCCAGAATTAAAAAAATCAACCACTTCCATACCGATTGAAAATGCAGCACCAATTGGGCCGGCAGCTTTCATAAGCATACCCGCACCTCTTGCAATCATAGGGCCCATGTTTGATAACGCCTTTCCGGCAACTCCTTTACCTGCACCAAACATATTAAATCCACCACCTTTCCCAGCTTTAGACATTTTCATAATTTGGCCAGCATCTAACCCGGTTTTACCCATAGCTTCTTTGGCACCCATTCCACCTGCCCTTAATTGTTTATAATCGGCATATTTTTGATTTCCTTGTCCTGTAGCTTTATCTGTAATTCTATTGATGAATTTATCTATTTTTGCTTCACCAAACATTTTTGTAAGGCTTGTTTTCAAAGTAGGTGCCAATCCATCAAACACTTTAGTAACACTTTGTGTAATTTTATTTCTATCTAATAAATTTTGTGCGTATTTGTCGGTTGTAGGAACTCCTCCTGATTGTCTAGCTGATGATTTATTTGATTTTTTAGTTTCATCAGATTGTTTTTTTCTGTCCTTACCATCGGTTTTAACCGTTTCAGTTAATTTAGTTATAGAATTAACTAAATCTCTTTTTATTATAACACCTAAATCTTCTAATTGAGTACCTAAACTCTTAGTATTCATGTCGAGAGTACCAACACTATTTTGTAATGCTTTTAACTCTTTATCCTCATTTGTACGTTTTCTTACTATGGCCATTTGTTCTTATGGTAATTTATCTTATATAAATATAAAATATAAAAATTACTTTCGTCTTACTTTACCACTAGTAGACTTATTCATTGCCTTTTCGTATGATTCGGTTTCTTCTTCTTTCGCACTAATTAGTTCTCTATAATAAAATTCCCTTAATTTGACGGGCATATAGTATAGGTCATGCCAATTAAAACCACCATTGGCATAGTATATCATTTGAAAAATTCTCTTATGAAGAGAGGTTGAGTAATTACTCGGTAGGGTAAAAAAAGTCTACCCCAATTGGCACCCTTAACGCCTCCTTGTCGCCGGTAAAAGGTGATGTATATTCAAATGTGAAATCTACATCAGGTGTCATATCTTTAATATGATTTCTTAAAGCCTTTGAGTCTTGTATTTGGAATTGATTTACTACAAAGTTGCTAATATATCCTAAATCTCTATTACCATTTACTTCAATAATAATTCTTCTCCAACGAGTAGTAATTTCATTAGATTGTTTAAGTGTTTTTTCAGATGCATCAATATCTTTTTGAATTAATATTTCATCACCATGTGTTAATAACTTAAATTTAATTGGAGTTTTTGATTTTGGAAGAAGAAAGTCATATTCGTTTTCTCTATTAAATAAACTTTCATCTATTTCTTTTGTAGATAATTTAGCCATATCAACTTCAACATCTACTGATTCATTTTCTTTTGGGTCGTTTACCGATACATTATATATTGGGCCGTATGCTAATACTCTAGACGCAACTAATATTGCGTTTTTATCACCAATTAATAAATCGGATACATTCACACTTGAGTCAACTACAATAGATTCTAATAATCTATCAATTTGAACACCCTTTCTAATTAATGCTGCGGATGTAAGAATATCTTCTTCTTTTGCAGTTAATAATTTTACCGTAACATATCCTTTTGATAATGGATTACTTTCAGGATATACTAATCCTTTTGATGGTAATGAAATTTCTTCGGTTGCGAATGGAAATGATTTTTGTGTAGGATGAGATTGTGCTCCCATTCCTCTTGTAACTTGTTGTTCGATATTGTCGTTCATAATATAACTTTGTATTTAATAATATATATACATTTTTTAAAAAAATAAAAAAGGGGATAACATTTATGCATCCCCTTCTTTTTATAATTTTATTTAGATTAGTATTCTAAGATAGCGTAATCATAAGATAAAGTCAATTCAATTGAAACTGGGTCATTTGATGCCCAATCCAATTCACCAAAGTTTGCTGATGTAATGAATGCACCTTTTAAAGTCCATTGTTCAATTTTATCACCAACTGGTCCTAATAAGAAGAATGTAATATCTTTTTTGTAGAATGCAGAATATCCATCTCTACCTGTTAATGACTCATGTGAAGTTCTAATCCACTCCATAACTTGTTGTGCTCCGGATGGAACGATTGGGTCATAAAGAGTGATAGTTACATCATCCCATGTTGATTTACCTTTCAATTTTCTTTTTACGTTGATATGGTCTAATTCTACAACTTCCGATGTGAAAGTTGGTCTCGCTGCTGTTTTGATAATGTATGACTCGATACCATTGATTTCCATGATGAATCTGTTACCCATCTTTGGTTCAAAGTTACGATAAAACATTTTGTCAAACTCTAATACTTCTGGCATTTTACTTTTATTTTATGTTATTCTTATATAAATATTTGTTTTTTAAATTATCCACCAAAACTTGCTCCAGTTGGTAAAATGTTGAAATCAATTTGAATGAATTCAGCCGTCTTAGTTGGTTGTAAGTAGATAGCACCTTTTAAAATGTTTCTATCAATTACATCCGGAGTGTTATTAGTTTCATCCATTATAACTCTGAAAGCGTATAAACCTTGTCTTTGTTGGATTCCCTCTAAATAAGGATTAACAATATTTAAGAATCTATTTCTTGTTTCAGAACTATTTTGTTCAAATACTAAATATTTTGAAGTCGAAGCGATATACTTTCTAACTGTTAACAATAATCTTCTTACATTAATTCTATCTAATGCAGATGGTTTATCTTGTAAAGTTTTTTGACCCCATACTACAATACCTTGTCCAGGGAATTGACAGATTGGGTTTACTTTAGCTTCATATAAATCATCTCTTTCTGATTGAGTTAATCTATTCAATACACTAACTGCTCCTGTTAAACCACCTCTATTTAAACCTGCTGGTGCGAACCATTCTGCTGCTACTCTATCGTTAGATGCGAATACGCCAGGTAATAATACTGATGGTGGAACTGTTATTAATTTATTTGTGTTTAAGTCAATTGTTTTAATCCAAGGATAGTAAACTGCTGCGTAGTTAGAATCAACTGATTGAGCTTGTGTCAATGTTGCTGATAAAGAAGTTGAAGCGTTACCTGCATCTCCAATAAAAAATGCATCTGCTCTTTGTTCAACCATATCTAAGATTGAAGTCCAAACTGAACTATGGTCTGCTCTATTAACATGTGGTGCAACTACCATATTGATATCATATTCGTCAGCGTTTGATAAAGCTGCGATATGTTTTCCGTATGCTAATTTACCTGCAGTTGTTGCTGGTTCAATATCTGATGCGTTTGTGTTTGGTGCATATCCATCAAATCCTTCTTGGAATCCTACTACAAATTGTCTTTTTGCAATTTCAGTAGATGTTGTTGATGTTAATGACAATCCACAAATAGTATCTAATGAGAATACAGCGTTAGAACCATTACCTGCACTTACAGGAACTGGTTTCATATAAATCTTATTATCACCATTATTATCTAAATCAATACCACTTAACTTTGAAGAATCTACTACTGAACCTGTTGAGAATGTTACTCTTGGAATAAAGTTTGCAAATGCTCCTGCAGCTACAGGTAATTGATATGCAGCGTGTGCAAAAGGAACTGCTTGAACTGGAGATTGTTCGTTTAAGTTTGTAATTCTAATATATTTTGAATTATTTACCCAATCACCCGTTTCAGTTATTTTACCTAAAGAATCAATACTTCTTTTTCTATCACCAATTACTCTACTAATAAAGTTTGGAGAATTAGGGTCTAAATTTACATTAGAGAATGTTTCTAATATATTCTTTTTCTTATCAGTATCATTGAATGCTCTAACTACAACAGTAAATGTTCCATAATCAGTTCCGTTTGTAGTTCCAGCTGCTTTTACATTTGAAATACCAACTTTTATTTTTGTATTTGCTGCATTACCTGCTGAAATTGTTTCAATTTGGAATAAATTATATCGTGCATTACTAATCAATTGTGATTGAATATATGGAGTCAATGCTTCACAAGCTTCACCAGTTCCATAAGAACCACTAAATTTTTGGTCAGCTAATACAACTAAACTTGAACTAAAGTTTGAAGGAAATAATGAACTTGTAACTGAACCAGTTCCAATTCCGTCTGTACCTGATAATGTATAAGAACCTGTGTTATATATAAATCCATTTTCTTTAAAGAAAGCGTATGAATAAGCTGCTTTAGCACCATAAGGATTTGAACCAAATACTGATTCAATATCGTTGTCATCTGATAATTCTAAAGATGCACTATATCCAGTTACACCATTTAATACAATTGAAAAATCACCACTACCATCTTTGTCAGAAATTGTTGTTCCAGTAAATCCTGCTGCACTTCCAGTTGTATTAAACAATACTCCTAATGCTCCTGAGAACGACCCAGAAGATGCTATTAATAATAGAGGGGCTTTTTCAGTATATCCTAATTTACCCGCTACTCTACAAATAGTTGCAGTTCCAGCTTCTCTTAAATAATTTTGAACTGCTAACGGAGTATAATATGTGTCATCAACACTACCAAATAGTTGTTCGAATTCAGCTTGTGAATTTACTATTGTTGGAACTAATGGGCCTTCTTTGAAAGGGCCTATGAACGCTGCTCCGATGTCAGCTACACCTTGTTGTAAAAATGAAAGGTCGTTTTCTTTAGTGAAAACACCAGGTGATACTATTTTTTCTGCCATTTTATATGCTTTAATTTAATTTATTAATTCTCAATATAAATATAAAATTTTCAATCAAAACAACAAAATGTTATTTGTAGTTAGGAGAGAAATAATTATATACTTGTGTTACTGATGTTGAGTTTTGTAATGTGTTATAGAACAATACTGGTCCTACTTGTCCGTTCCAAAATGTTGTTCTTGCACTATTGCTACCAATCGTTACATAGTTTGTAGAAGATGGTGCAGTAAATGCTGAAGCTGAGAATGTTCCTACCGATGTTCCATCCACATAAATAGTTACAGTTCCACTAGGTTGGAATGTTGCCGAAATCATATACCAAACGTTTGCCGATAATGAAGTAGTTAATTGTGCACTATTTCCCAATGAACTACCATAGAATTTAACTCTATTTAAAGTTGAACTATCAGATGATTCAATTGCTATACCATAATACCCAGCGTAGTCAAAAATATGTCTTGTAGATGTTCCTAATGTAGTAGTAGGTCTAATCCACATATGAATTGTACCTGTATTAGTATTAAATTGAGAGATACCACCATTGATATTTGTTGTTGTATCTTTATACCAAAATTGGTTTGTTCCATTTAATGCATAATATCTATCTTTTCTAGTTGCACCATTGTTATAAGATGGGTTACCACCACTAATACCTGCTGCGTTTGAAACTCCTGCTGGTCTAACACCTGTATTATATCCACTCATATCCAATATATCTACAGTTGGTGTACCCGTTGAAGGTAATGTAGCAGATGCAAATGATTGTGTTTTTGCAGGTTCTAAATACATTCTTAAACCAGATGATGGGATATATGGTTGAGTTGTTGTTCCTTTATTGTGAGAAATTAAACCATTTGAAATGTATACATCGGCATCTTCCACATTTATAGTTACAATTTCAACTGATGCGTTAATTAATGCAATATCAACAACATCTATTTCACTTTCATCTTGCATTACTAATCTATCTCCAATTAAAATATCACCTACATTTTTAAATTTATATACACCAATCTCATTATCCCAAACATATAATGGGTGAGTTTCAGTTGCATTTATTAAACCATTATTTAAAGAAAAATATCCTTCTGCAAAATTAAAAGTTAAATCATTAACTACTACATTTTGTGAAGAACCACTTAATTCATTTAAATAATAAAATCTCCATTCAGTTTGTTCTGATTGAGAATCTAAACTTTCATCAGGTAAACCATATGGAACCCAAGCTTTAATTTCATCTCCAACATTTAAATCTTCAACATTTATTTCACTACCATTTGCTAAAGTTACCTTTGTTCCAAATAATAAACAAAAATCAGGTTGGTTAATTGTATTGTAAACATCTACTGCGTATAATGTTTTTGTAGTTGTAGTATTATAATTTGTTGCATTTAAATTATACCCATCTACATATTTCATTGATAATATTGAACTAGCTTCCGAATATGTTGAAACCGATATTGCTGCAGGTGTGATTGGAAACGATGGTGATGCTCCTAATGTTGGAGAACCTACCGAAAAGTTTGCATTATCAAATGTTACCGAATAGTTTGCAGCTACACTTCCAACTCTTGTTCCATGTAAAGAACCTGCAGACCCAAATGAGAATGTTGCAGTTTCTGATGTGCTTTCTACTATGTATGTGTAAGTTGGTTGGTTAATTGTTATAGAATCAATAGCAAAAGAACTAAATGCTGCCGTTGTTCCAGCCGATGCGTTCATAGCATTCATTGAAACTTGTTGTGACGTTCTTGCACTACCTTGTGTTGCTCTATATAAATTACCTAATGATAAATTTGTTTTTGCCATTGTTATAGGGTATTATTCTCCGTTATAAATATCTAAAAGTTTTTCTTTCCAACTATCTTTGTTTGAAAAGTTTTTAATCATCCAATTTTTAAGTTTTTCAAATTCAATTTTACGGGTTTCGTAATCATCTTTACAAATCGTTTCGTAGGTCTGCTTAAATGATACCGTGTCAAACGCTTTGTATTTATAATCAAGTGGAACATGCCATTTTTCATGTAATATTGGAAGTTTACCCCA